ACTATATTTAACTTTTGAACGAGATTCGGCATTCTTTTTTACTCTCTTGTCCAATTCAGAGTTAAGCCCTTTGTTCCAAGGTGTCCTGCCTTTACCTGCGATCGATAATTTTTGTTTTGTTTCATCCGACAATGAACATCCTTCCCCACCGTCGGTTTTATTTTTCAAGATACCTGTTCCTAAATCTTGCCTACCATATTGTCCTATTAAATTTATTTCTAAATTAAATGCTTCTTCTTCTGTTAGGTTATCTTTAATAATTTTTATTCGAGATTTATCTTTTGGCCTATATGGTCTCTTACAATAAGCTCTAAATCCACTACCTTTACCAATATAGTAAGGACTTCCATCTTCTCTTAAATACTCATATACATAATATTTGTTCATACAAGTATTTATGATTTAGCGTCGTTTTTACGATTTAGTCACGTCGAGCGTCTGACTTACCATCAGCACGAGCAATACGATCAATATCAGGCTTAACACCTAAAGCATTTGACATCAATGTGTCGATTCGGATAACATCTGAGTTCATCGTTTTAACACGATTATCCAATGCTGTAATGATACCTTTCATCCCATTAACTCCACCAGTAACACCTGCTAAGATGAATTTAATGGTTAGAAAGATAAAGTAGCCCATAGCACAAGCTGCGGCAATTGGAAATCCAACATCAGCNACTANTTTGAAGAACATATCCATAAATATATTTATACGCACNTAAATTAGAAGGATTCAACATGGCATTAGGTGATACACTACTAAATCAATTAAGAAAACATGCTGAGAAGAACGGGAATGAACCTGTTAGCAAGCTGAAGAGTAAAGCAGCAATGATTATTAGTATTTTCGCTGCTATATTCAGTATTAATGCTTTTATTGGCAGTCAATTAAGCAGTAAGATATTGAACAATACGATTGAAATTAATGACATTTATAGCTTCTACCAAGCTAAAAGCATGAAGCAGACAATGTCTGAATTTGCAAGAGAAGATGCTATTCGTGCAGGCGATACAAAAAGAGCAGATGAATTGCATGTTCGTATAGCACGGTATGAAAGTGATCCTGCTACAGGTGAAGGTAAAGTAGAACTACTTGCCAAAGCTAAACAGTTAGAAACTGAAAGAGATATTGCTAAGAAGAAAAGTCCATTGATTGGCATTGCAGGCAGTATCATGCAGATTGCTATCGTACTATTAACTGCTAGTATTTTAAGCAGTGGCATGTTGATGTTTTGGGGCGGGGTAGGTGCAATGAGTGTTGCGTTGGTTATAATGAGTCAAGGTTTATTTCTTTGGTTTTAACTTGACATTTCATAATATGATGTTATAGTCATACTATGAAACTTGACAGAGACATTATGGTAGATTTGGAATCACTTGCTACCAGCCCAAATTCTGCAATCTTAACCATTGCAGGTATCCGTTTTTCCTTCAATAAGGAATATCGTAATATTAATAGTCCGTACGACATGGATTACTTCTATTGCCGTGTGGATACCGAAAGTCAGCCTACTAGAGATATCGATGATGATACAGTAGCTTGGTGGGCAAAGCAGGATGAAGATGTTAAGATAGAAGCATTTAGTCCCGAGGATCGATTGCCTATTGAAGATGCTATGTTAGCGTTCAATCATTGGGCAAGCGGCGGAGATCGATATTGGGCAAATGGATCAACTTTTGACTTTCCTATTTTGGAAACTGCCAACAGACAGTTAGGGTTTACTAGCCCTTGGAAGTATTGGCAAGCAATGGATGCTCGTACTGTATACAAAATGTGTCCAGTTCATTTCAGTCCTAAACAGTTTAAGCATCATGCATTATATGATTGCTTGACCCAAATACAAAAACTTTCAGACTGTATGTCTAAAATGAACATTGCTCAGATATCTTAAATATATTGATGTCAAGTCCTGCAGATAGAATAGACAATAGTCATAGACCAGATTTTGGAATGGATAACAAAATTGGAATGGTCGATGGCTATTGTAGTATTCCGTGGAGAAATATACAGTTAACGAAAGACGGTAACATTTATAATTGCGATTGTATGGGCAAAGTCAAAACTAATATTGGGAATATATTAGATATCGAAACATCAAATGATTTTCTAAACATCCTAAATAATAATTTTTTTAAAAATAGTATATTAGATGGTAGCTATAGATATTGTCGTGCATTAGTATGCAGCTATCTAGAGAATAATATGTTAAAGGTAGATGAGCCTGTTTTTGTTGCTACAAAAGCAAAGCTTGAACAAACTGCTGCACAACCTTTAAACATCTATCTAAACATTGACGATAGTTGTAATCTCAAATGTCCTTCCTGCAGAAATGAAGTTGTCATTCATAAAAATAATAAAGAATATATGACAGCAAAAAGCATATTAGATAAGCTGAGTTCTGTAATATTACCTGCGTTAGATTATTATGCTGAAATAACATTAAGTAGTGGCGGGGAATTATTTGCAAGCCCAGCTTTTATGGAATGGATTTTCAATTTTGATGTATCTTTATATCCTAATATCAAATTTACTTTTATGACTAATGGCACATTACTACATAAAAATAAAGAGTTTTTACAAAAAATAGAAAAAAATATCAGTGCTTTTTATGTTAGTATTGATGCCGCGTCAGAAGAAACTTATGCCAAAACTAGAATTAACGGTAAGTGGGAAGACTTACTCAAAGGACTAGAAATAGTACAAGAATTTTCTAAGTTCAACCCTGAGATAAAGAGAAAGTCTCTGTTTCACTATTGTATTAGTAATTTAAATTTTCATGAATTAAATGATTTTGTTGAATTTGCCAAAGACTTTGGCAATGAAAAAGTAAGCTTTCAACGTATTGAACGATGGGGTCAGAACGATGTACAGTGGAAAGAAATGAATGTTTTTGATCCTTTGCATCCACAGTATCCTAGACTACTAGAACAAATAAGAAATTTTAATTTCGATAATAAATCTCTAATTTCTAACTTGCATTATCTAAAAAATAAGCTATAATAATTATTCAATAAATAAAATCTAATCGAGTGTAGCTCAGGATGGAGCGGCTGTGTAAATATGAGAAAGGAGGTCATTGTGGTAGATAATTCGTATTACGTTTATGCTTATCTAAGAGAAAGCAATAACACTCCTTATTATATTGGAAAAGGAAAAGGAAGAAGATGTTTTGAAAAACATCATGTTTCTGTTCCAAATGATAAATCTAAAATAATATTTTATTATTCAAATCTAAAAAATGAAGATGCTTGTATTTTAGAAATAAAGTATATTAAGTTATTTGGCAGAAAAGATTTGAAAACAGGAATATTGCATAATCAAACTGATGGCGGCGACGGCGGAGACACTTCCAAATCTATAAAATATTTAGAAGCTAAAAACGCCAATAAATTTTCTAATAAAGGGATACTAAAAACTGATTCCCATAAAAAGAAAATTAAAGCAGCACTCCAAGGTCATACGCTATCAGATGAAACTAAGAAAAAAATTTCAGAAACACGCAAATTAAAAGGAATTTCAAGTCCCAATAAAGGTAAAAAACTTTCTGATGAACATAGAAAGAAGTTATCCGAAGCAAGGCTTAGAAGAAATCAAACTTTAGACAATGAAAGGTTCAATTAAAATGTCAGATAATACATATTGGGGATTTCACCTTCTTTTGGATTGCTCGGGCTGCGATAATTCAAAGATTACAGACGGTGCAAATATTACAGCATTTACAAAAGAATTAGTACGTCGCATTGACATGGTCGCTTATGGCGAACCAGTTGTTGCTCACTTTGCTACCCATGACCCTCAGAAAGCTGGCTACAGTATGATGCAGTTAATTGAGACTAGTAATCTCGCTGCTCACTTTGTAGACAGAGATAATACAATGTATCTCGATGTTTTTAGTTGCAAGACATACGAGATTGACGAAGTTGTTGCCACAGTAAAAGAATACTTTGGTGCTGACAAGGTGCGTGTAAATTACATCACTAGAAACGCATAAATAACTACTATTATATAATTAACGATAAACACACTTAATTAAACATACGGGGTAGTAGAAATACTACCCCGTTTTTATTGCGGATGCTTTTGTTCCGGCGCCAGCTAGTGCCGCTTTCATTTTATCTTTAATAGCTTTATCTTTAGCTGCCTTTTCTGCTGCACTTGTCGAACCAACTGATGTAATAGTTTTTAGTGGTGCAGTTGTTTTTGGCTCAACATTTTTAGTAACCGGTGGTTTTGTTATTTGTTTAGAATTAACTGTATTTACAGATCCTTTATCAACTGCAACTGTAGTCGAGCGATTACGTTCATTAACTTTTTCAATATCTGTTAGTATTTTTAATAGTTTTTGAACTTCAATAACATTTCTTATTGCATTTGACGCAATAGATGATCGTAATTGAATTAATATTTCGCTTTTACCGCCACTTATTTCTTTACCTTTAGGAGTCTTAGGGATACCAACTATTTTAATTCTATAGGCCGACTCGGTATGTGTAAATTCTGGTTTTAAATCAAAATCCTTTAATGCTTCTAATAATTCGGGACCCATTTTTAATTCTTGATATGCTTGTCTAGCAGAAGGACTTAAATAAACAATAATAACTTCTTCTCCTAATGTAGCATGATGTATAATGCCTTCATAAACACTCTGAACTAAACTATATTCAGCATAATCATTATTACCTTTAAGGGCATCTTTTAAAGATTTATCAATAGTCTGATAGGCTTTCATAAATCCTTTTTGGAAAATATTTTTACCAACAGTTTCAAAATTTCCTACAGGAAATAATTTTTCTATTTCTGGTGGTAAATTTAATTTAAGTGTTGTTCTAAAAAATTCTGATAGGTTGGCAAAAGCGTGACCGCTTACTTGTCCAAATTGTGGAACGGTTCCTGCTTTTAGACTTAATAAGCGTTCTTTAACACCATTGATTGTAATAAAAAGATCTGCTTTAGTAGAACTTTGTTTTTCTTTACTTCCACCTTCACTCTCAATAATAATATTATTATTACCTTTTTTAGACTCTATCTTTCCTAAAGCAGTAAGAATAGTTTTTGCTGTATTAACATAAATTGAGGCATTTTCATATGCTTTTTCAATCTCGTCCCATCCACTAAAAGACTCTGCTGCGTTCTCGGGATCATTATAACTAAACTCTAATGCTCTGAAATCATTTGTGTTTAAACTTAATGTAAAAGTAAATGTATTGCCGCCTGCTCTACCTTTAATAGCGTATGGAATTAAAGTTTTCGCTTCTTTATTAACATTTTGTTTTAATGACCTCATTAACTTTTTTATGTCATTAGGTGTAATATCTTTATCGGGAGTTTTAAATCTTGCAGTTACAGCACCGCCTAATATACCTTCGATAACATTACCAATATTCCAAAATTTAGGTAATTTGCCAGACGCATCGGCAGTAGTTTTGCCTTTGATGTCATCTGTTTTAATAATCTGACTAATATTAAAAAATCTTCTATCGTTAGTTTTTAATTTATAATCTTTAAGCATTTGATATTGACGATCTGTAGCAGGTTTTTTACCATCCCATATGGACCGTAATTCATTATATATTCTTTTTGAATTTGAAAGTTGAATTGAGCCTTGCGTAGTCTCGAGAGGAGTATTGTTATAAATTAAATCTAACAAATTTAACCAATATTCTCTTTTATTAGCTGTTTCTTTTTTAAAAGCTGCTAAATTTAATGTTGTAGCTTCTGTTAAAAATTCATTTGCTCTCATTGTAGTGCCTTTAATGCATGTTCAATTCGGTTTGCTTCTTCAGCATCAACTTTAATTTGACCAGGTTTCTTATTTTCAGTTTCTCTCAACTTCGGCACTGATGCTCTTAAAAATTCTATACGTTTTGGATTCTTAGCTAATGCTGCCATAATAGTTTCAACACTGTCTAAATTTTCACGTGAATGCCCAGGACCTAATAATGTATTAGCAATTACGTCTGGATTTGTACTTAATACCTGATCAGTCTGACGGTTAATTAACCCACGTTGCCAACTATATTTAAGATCACCTAAACTCTTAGCAATACTGCTCATTAATAAATTACGGTCTGCACCACTATATTTACTGGCATCGCCTGCACTATGTAAACCAAATTTCATCTGTTCGATATCATCACCAAACATAAAGTCAGTTTGCACAAATCCCTTTTGTGGGTTACCTTGAATTGGTGTCTTAAAGTGAACACTTATACCGGTCTTATCAAGCCATCCATTTTTAAATTTCGACGTATTAACAATTTTATCTTGAGGTATACCTTGTTTCTGAATCCATGCTAACAAGTGAGAATATAATTGATCCTTACTAATTGCCTTTTGATCAACTGCAATATCTAAATCACCTGACGTTGCTTTCTTTCCAACGCTTCCCAGCGTGTTGTCCACAAGAGGCAATCTGGTAATATTCTCTAACCATTGTATTGTTGGATTAATGTCGGCTTTGTTAATTCGAGTGGTTTGTATTTGTCCACTGGCATCCTTAAAGACATTGCCGCCTTCCATAACTAAATTTTTAAATTCAAAGTACCTCATACGTTATTTATTTAAAACTTATGCTATCTTAAATGAGATATAATCGGTTATCGCTTTGGCAATATCCATGTCACAGTATTGTTCCATGCCTTCAAACCCTGGCGCACTGTTAGCTTCACAAACTTTAAAACCATCTTTATCAAACAGTAAGTCTATGCCAGCAATATCAAGTCCCATAATCTTTGCAGTCTCTCTAGCTAGAAATTCTATTTCTTCATTAATTTCATATTGTGTTCCAGTGCCGCCGCCGCTGATATTAGCACGAAAATCATTATTAGCACTGGTTCGCTGCATAGCTCCAATTACTTTGCCGCCCACTACCCATACCCTAAGATCACTACCAACTTTAGCATCGATAAACTCTTGTATGATCATAGTTTTCTTAGCATTCAGACTTTCGATAAATTCCATTAGTGCATTGAAAGCACTTATAGTCTGACAGAGATGTACGCCTTTACCATAGCTTCCAGTTATAACTTTAACAACACAAGGGAACCCAATTTCACTGGCAACTAAATCTGCATTAATAGGCCACCGAACAAGCATAGTTTTTGGAATAGGTATACCATGTTTAGCAAGCAATTGACTGGTCTGCAACTTATCTTTAACCATGTCTATGCTGGTGCTGCTGTTAATAACAGGAATACCTAAGCTTTCCAATTGTCGCATAACAGCAAGACTAAAGTATGTGCTGCCGCTGCCAGTCCTGACTAGAACTGCACCAGGTAATGAATTCTTTACTCCATCTGACCAGATATCAGTTAAGTCTTTCTTATTAACAATTAGATCAAATCTATCAGGGTGAACCAATTGAGTTTCAATATTGTTTTCGTTGAAAGCTTCTATTAGACGACGATTTTCATACTCGTCCAAATTTTTCTTACTAAGGATCCAAACTTTGTTGCTCATATCGATACTTATATGGGCTGTTAATTGTTCATTAATATCTAGATATTATAGTGTTGATACTAACGCAATGGAGTCAAAAAAAAATGGTTCCCGCAGTATATACAGATCCACGTATCATACATTATCGTAATCAAAATCGTAACAATTATGAAAATGCTGAATTTAGAATACTTGATGTTGAGGCAATCAAAGCCGATATAGTTGATTGCCTTGGTGCAGTATTGGCTAGATGCTGGTTAGATAAAGCAATGATGGCAGAATTGCGTAGTGATCCGCATTATTGTTTGCTACAGCATGGAATGGTATTACCAAAAAGCCTAGACATACAAGTTGAAACACATCGTGGAACTAATCGCACTCAGGTTGTTGTATATGAGATTAAAAACGATCAGATGGAGAAGGTATGCTCACTACGCATGAGCATGTTAGCTTCAATCTAATATTTGAAACTTGGGGAAATACTTGATAAACTTATCCCCTGGGAAGTCTCGCACTCGTTTGATTCTTCCCACAATTTCATCATAGAAGTTCCAAGCAAGCGGAACAAAGCAGATCTCCCTGTGTTTATGCTGATCCAAATGATCAATACTGACGATCGGGATTCCTCTGCCGGGAGTAAATCTGCCTTGCTTTAACGGAGCATCATCAATGATAAAATCTAAATCAATCTGTGCGTAGTTTAATAGTGTCATACCTTTAGCAGGTGCGCCATATCCAACTACAAGACGATTTTGATTCTTACTTTGCCAGTTAACAGCAGCAACCAAATCATTGACAATATACTCGCTGTTCTTTGCCCACTTCTCATAAGTCTTAATATTATGTAAACCTGCTGCCTTTTCAAGATCCAATAAGTTCTTTAACCAATTTGGTCTGGACCGTTCTGAACTCAATACATAAATGCCACTGCCCCCATGTATAGTGCCCTTGACAAAATCAATAATATTAAGGCCTGCTTGTTCAGCTAATTTTGCCATACTCTTATGACTGTAGAAGCTACGATGCTCATGATATATAGTATCAAACTCACCGTTGACAATCATATCACATTGGCTATTTTGAATGAATAGCGTAGTGTAAAAATTCATCTTGGGTTTGAGCAACTGTAGGAACTCAAGTGGATTGTCATTATGAGCAAAGACATTCTGTGCGTATATGATATCAAATGTATCTGGCCATATTCGCTGTATGCTTTTCTTGTTTAGGAAATCGCAAATAACAGTATGATTCTTGCTGCTAGTTGGATAGATATTTTCAGCTGGATCAATTCCCCAGGTCTCATATCCCATTGACTTAAAGTAGTTTAGCTGACTGCCATCATTGCACCCAATTTCTAATACTTTTCCTGTTGGATAACCATAAGGCATGTATTCAACAGCAAAGCTGGAAAACCAATCAAAATATTCCAACATAGTTCTGCTGGTGCCACTTACATAGAGATAGTTCTTAAAAATGATCTCAGGATCTACTGCATCAGTTAGCTGTAAATGACTACAGTTTTCACAATATTGAACTGCCAGTGGATAAGTTTCTTCTGCTTCTGTAGCAGTTGCTTTGAAGCTATTGGCCAGTGGCTGCTTGCCTAAATCAAAAACCAATTTGAGTTTATTGTTATCGCAGCATAAGCAGTTATTAAGTTTTTTTGTATTCAACATTATAGTAATTTATATTAAAATAATTGAAGTTTCAATATATTTCTTGACGAGATATACCTTACATGCAATAATGTATTATGATTGAAACTCCAGACATTCCAAGAGATGAACTTTGTAAAATAGTTAATCCCAAACTGTTTACATATTTTCAGATTAAAATGTTTAGACATACTGGGAATTTAGCAGTTCCAATTTGGACAGAAGCAGAAGTAGTACAATGGTTAGATCAAGTAGAAACTGTTGAGATCAACAAAGTTCTTTAATTCTAAATACCCAATTTTGGCTGCTCCAATGAATGGAGTGTCCACATTGGATTTAGCCTTAGCTGTTCACAATGCTGGAGCTTTTCCCAGCATAAGTGCTTATTGCTATAAAGATACTGTAGAATTAATCAATGATTTAGAACAGTATATAAAGTTAACCAATTCAACTGATTTGTTATTGGCATTAGATTGGAATCTATTATTAGATCCTCAGTTGTTCAAAGCAATTAATCAATTAAAAATATCTCACATTCTGTTCCATAGCGAACCTACATATGATGAAGTCGCTTTTAAAAAAGCAACTCATTTAGCTAGTTATTTAAATTGTAAGCGTGTAAAGATTATATTCTCACATCACAGCGATGAACCTAATACTGCTTTCTTACTTAAAGGTTCTGAAGGTGCAGGTCGGCCCGGTAATTCGACAACAGATGAACTTTTTCAACTGATGAACAAAAGCCGTTGTCCGATAATCCCAATGGGGGGAATAGCCACTGCCGGACAAGTTAAATATTATATCACCAATGGCGCAGATATGGTAGCTGTGGGAACAGTATTTGCTGCTGCTGCGGAAAGTCTGTTAACTGATGCAGCTAAGCAAGCTATAATAGCATCCAGTAAATCTAATATTAGTGTATTAGATCAAAAGTTAAAACAAAATGCATTATTATTCAATCAAGTAGCTATAGATGATGCTAATCATACGCAATCATTATTGCAAGGTATTAATGGCAATGCTGATATCGGACATATATTTGTAGGACATGGAATAGAACATATTACTCAAATAAAATTAGTTAAAGACATCGTCAACGAACTTGTCAGTGAATTATAAATAATTATATGTCACACTGGTTAAGAATTTTCGGTAGTTTATTAATTGCATCAGGAGTTGGTGTATTCATCATCAGTATATTAGGCTCGATTGCCTACTATATCTATTCACTATTTGCAGCACATGATTATCTAAGTGGAATTACATTAACTGGAATCATGCTTATTACACTAGGATTTACCCTACGTTTGATATTCAAAGAAACATCAAAAATATAAAGGGTTGACAGATTCCTCATAGAGCATATTATAGCAATATGAAACAGAGACAACCACTCATGCTGCTGACAGAAGAACGTGTAATGGATCTTGTTACAATCTCAACTGAATATGCTATTTCACGTAATTTAGATGTGGATTGCTATCTTGCTGCCATGCTTAATACCGACAATATGGGCAATCATGATGCCGGGCAAATCATTGAATTGCTTATCAAATATCACTTGGATTGGCTGAATCGTAACTGAAAATGTTACAAAAAAGACTAAAAAAAGAGCAAAAAATAGGTTGGCAGATCCCAAATAGGTGCTATTATAACAATATAGGGAATGGGGAATGGTTCCCCAAAACAAATGGAGTAGAGCATGTCTAAGCTTTTCACTGTTGCTGGTACTTCCTCGCTTGAAGGTGTTGTCAAGTTCCGTGTTGCTAACGGGTCCGCAGATGCTCGCACTAAGGTGCTTACCCGTAGCGGCCATACCGACATTAAGCTTGTTGATCTTGTCAAGCCTATGTCTAAGGAAGATGCAATTGCGTTTATTAAGTCGCAAGGCTCTGCGTTTGCTGCTGAGACGCCTGTTGCTACTAAGTCCGCTAAGGTTGCCAAGGAGCCCAAGCAGAAGACGGTAAAGCTTTCTACTATTGTTAAGAAGGTCTCTAAGAAGTTTGCTGCTGAGAAGTCTGTTCGTGCTATTAACGCTGCTTTTAATGCTAAGACGAAGGAAGTGCCTGCGGAGCAGTTGCTCGCTGAAGTTGGGATTCAGCCCTCTACTAATAGCATTGACGAAATTGCTAAGATTAAGGCTAAGAATCTCGAGACTATGCGTCGTGTGTCCAATCGTCTTGCTGCACTCCGTAGCTATAACTAATACTTAAAAGGGAGGTTGACAGCCTCCCTTTTCATGCTAATATACACTATGAGCTAAGGAGATCGCAATGACCATTACTGAACTTAATCAAGCTATCATGTTTGGCGAATTTACAAATGATCAGTTGAATAGCTTGATGATGGCTATTAAGTTTAATCGTGCTCGTTTGGGCAAGCAGAACAAGTATGCTTTCAGCCCGGGTGATACGGTTCGTTTTGACAGTCGCGGTAAGCGGTATGTTGGCATTGTTAAGCGTATCCTTATTAAGAATATTGTAGTTCAAACCACCATCGGTACTTACCGTGTCCCTGCTAACATGCTCGAAGCAGCCTGAGGAGAACTGAAATGGCTACTCGTTGTATTATTGGTAAGCTTGAATCCGAAGGTGACGTGAGTGCTATCTACTGCCACTGGGACGGGTATCCTGAAGGCGTTGGCATGACGCTTATGCAACACTATCTGGATGCCACTAAGGTTGACGGACTGATGCTGCTGGGTAGCTTGTCCAGTCTTGGACCTGAGCTTGGTGAGAAACATCCTTTCAGCTATCACGACGTACAGATGACTAGCGAGCGTTACGACGAACTCTACAGCAATATGTGTGTTGCATATGGTCGAGATCGTGGCGAGGCAGATGTTGGCTTTAGGACTTATGCTGACGTAGATGATTTTGCAGACAATGCAATGAAGGATCACGGGGCTGAATACTTGTACCTTTATGAGGATGGTTTTTGGCATTGCTGGGATCTACAGGGTCGGCACATCAACTTTCAAGACATGACAGTGGGAGTCTAATATGAAGTGGTTTATCTTATTTTTGGTAGTATTCTTTGCTGCTATCTTCGGACCATTTATTACAATCTGGGCGCTTAATACGCTGTTCCCTGCACTTGCTATCCCTTATAACATCGAGACCTACTTTGCTGTAATTGCAATGAGCGTTTTCTTTAACGCTAACTTCTCAACTAAGAAGGACTAATTCAATGCCAAATTATTGTGCTAATACCGCAGTGTTCAAGCATGAAGATGCTAACCAAGTTACCAAGCTGATTACAGCTTTTAACGATGGTTGTTTGTTTAATGCTTTTGTTCCTTGCCCTGAAGAACTTCATGAACAGACACCCATTGGTGAAGATTATGTAGCTCGTGATGCTGCTAGAACTGCTGCAAACATTGAGAAGCATGGCTATGCCAGTTGGTATGATTGGTGTGTCGAACACTGGGGAACCAAGTGGGATGTCAGCAGCGAAGGCAATGTTGAGGAAACTGATCCTAATACTGCTTCACTATATTTTGACAGTGCCTGGAGTCCCCCAATTGCGTTCTATAACGCCATGTGCGATATGGGGTGGGAAATCACTGCCTACTACTTCGAACCCGGTATGAACTATTGCGGCATGTTTGATAACGGCGATGATGACTATATCGAAATTGAAGGCGATGCATCATGGGTAGAAGACAATGTGCCCAAGGAACTTAATGAAATGTTTGGCATCTCAGATATGATGGCAGACTTTGAAGACGAGGAGCAGGAAGAGGATGGCTCCGATTAGAAAGGACTAACAATGTTCGTAGGTAAGGTAATTGTATTCGATCTAGACGGCACGATCTGCAATGTGGATCACAGGCGTCACTGGGTTGCCAGTAAGCCTAAGAACTGGGCTGCTTGGGACGCTGGTCTGCCAAATGATACTCCCAACGAGGATATCATTTGGATGCTGAATAGCTTCCTGGATTCTGGCGATATACGTATCGTTCTGTGCAGTGGTCGCGACAGTCGGCTGCGTGAGGCAACTGAGGCGTGGCTGACAAAGCATCATGTCTACTACGACTCTCTGTATATGAGAGCAAGTGGCGATAACCGTAAGGACTCAATCGTTAAGGTTGAACTGCTGCACGACATCCAGCGTGACTGGGCTTGGCCTTTCATCTGGTTCGACGACAGAGACCAAGTCGTAAATGCTATAAGGGAACAAGGGGTAAGGGTATGTCAAGTTGCGCCGGGGGATTTCTAATGTTCCCCGGCAAACTGGAAGTACTAGAGCGTCCCAAATCAAAGTGGCCTTATTGGCTACTATACAAAGAAGCACAATCAGGTGGCTGGGATCATATTATTGATTACCAACATGTTATGTTGAAAATTGATCTAATGCGGGATAAGATTCCTGTTGTAGTTGAAAGACAATGGGGACAATATACAGGATGGAGCGGTCGTAAGCATAAGAAGCAATATGGCATTCTATATAAGTTCCTAAAGGAAGAAGACAGGCTAATCTTTCTCATGTCACAGGAGACAGGCAATGAACTACACTAATTACCAGTTAGTTAAGACGCTGGAGGTAATGGCAGAAGATTGCGGATTTGAAATCCGTCGTTCTGCTTATGGCAGTGATCATCTAAGTCTTATGACTCAGGATAAGGCTACTGCTCTTCCTGTATATGCTCGTAATATCGCTCTGTTTAATGGCACAGTGGAAGAGTGTGTATGCTTCCTGCAGGGTTGGTACAAGCAGCGTGAATACCTTACAGTATTGCTCAAGCTTAAGACTGATCGTATTAAGGAAGCAGAGCAGAAACTGGTTGACAAGTATGAGTCGGATCGTGTAATGTCAGCATTAAAGACTGGTAAGGATATTGGATGGATGACTCCTGCAAAGGACGATCCAAACCATGCACCATTTTAAGGAACAATAACATGCCAACTATGTATATGCTTATCGGAGTACCTGCAAGTGGTAAGAGCACTTGGCGTGAGAAGTATCAAGGCGATGCTGTAGTTGTCAGCACTGATGACATCATTGATCAAACTGCTGCTGCTCGTAATAGCACTTACAACGAAGTGTTTAAGGAGAATATCAAGTTTGCTACCCAGATTGCTACCGAGCGGGCCAAGGAAGCTTTCGCTGCCAACAAGGATGTAATTTGGGATCAGACCAACATTACCAAGAAGAGCCGCAAGAGCAAGTTGGCAATGGTGCCTGAACACTATCGCAAGACTGCCGTGTTCTTTGCAACTCCGCTTGAGGAAGAGTGGCAGCGTCGTCTCAACAGCCGACAGGGCAAGAGCATACCTGCTCATATCCTAGACAGCATGGTCGAGATGTTGGAGATGCCCGATCTTGATGAAGGTTGGCATATTATCGAATATCATATGAATGCAGTTGACAGATAGCCAAACTGTGCTATATTAATAATACAAACGAGGTGCAAAATGAACTACGATTTTCCCATGATTCGGCATTTGGACGATGTGCGCCCTGCTATTGAGGGTCGTGATGAGTTCATTATTGCCGAGCGTGACTGGGGTTATGTTGTTAACTATATGGTCGCTATGACTGATACTTTTCCTCCCGTTTTGGATGATGAATACTGGTGTCCTGGTTGCAAGATGCCCGTAAGCGAAACTGAGGGCTGTGGATCGCAGCGTTGTCCTGAGGCTGTGAATCTAGCAGCAATACGTCGTGAGTGCCGTGGCATACTGTTCTATCCTGATGGGCGCTTGATGATGCGTCGTCTACACAAGTTCTTCAATGTCAATGAGCGTGATGAAACTCAGTTTGGAGTTATTGACTTCACTAAGCCACATGTTATTCTTGAAAAGCTTGACGGCAGCATGATCACCCCTGTTATGACTGACGCTGGTATCCGTTGGGGTACTAAGATGGGTGTTACTGATGTCAGCATGGGTGCTGAACTGTTCGTTGCTCATCATCCGCAGTACGAGCAGTTTGCTCGTTGGTGCTTGTCCATGCGCCTGACTCCAATTTTCGAATGGTGTAGCCGCAAGCAGCGTATTGTAGTGGACTATCCTGAGGATCGGTTAGTGCTTATCGCACTGCGTGGCACTGAGACCGGCGAGTATAAGCAGTATTGTGATCTGGTAGTGTTAGGCGAAAAGTTCAACATTGAAGTAGTAAAGACCTACGAGGGCACTGCTGACAGCATGGAGCATCTGATCTCAGAGACTCGCAGCATGGAAGATGCTGAAGGTTATATCATACGCTTCGATGATGGGCATATGGTCAAGATCAAGGGCGAGTGGTATGTGCGGATCCACAAGACTAAAGACAACCTCACCCACGAGAAGAATGTTGTGGAGTTGTTGATCACTGAGAAGATGGATGATGCTAAGGCTTTCATGATGGATGAAGATCGCAAGCGTGTAGAAGCGTTTGAGACTGAATTCTGGGACGGTATAGCACATCAAGTGGATGCTTATGACAAGTATTTCGCTATGGTTTTGGCTGCTGGATTAGATCGTAAGCGTTTCGCTCTTGAGTGGATGCCTACTATCACTCCGCAAGATCCTTATGCTGCAAACATTGTTTTTGGTCTGTTTAATGGCAAGGACACTCGTCAGATGGTTCTAGACATTATTGCTAAGAACTGCGGCACTCAGACTAAGATCAACGGCGTTCGTAGTTTGTGGGGCGGCAATGCCCAGTGGAACTATCACTTTGATGGAGATGTATAATGAAGAAACTGCTAATTTTAGCAACATTACTTGCTACACCCGCACATGCAGAACAATGGGCCACTGGCAGGTGTGTTACTCAACTTGGTGACAAGATTGACTATATTATTCATGATGGCAAGGGATTTATTTCCTATAACGGAAGCAAGCCTGATCCAATGTTTTCCGAGAAGAAAGACAACATGGGTATCATTACACATATTGGTAATAAAGGTAATATGACACTTGCTGTTAATTTAATTAATGGCAGAGGATATTATATTACTTCTTACGATAATGGCACTAAGAACGAAAGTAATGTTGCCTGTAAGTTGGGCACAATTGACAAGTGAGGTCACATGAGAATTTTAGTTGAATTCGTAGACCCAGTTACTGACGAAGAACACGAAATCACAATGGAAGGGCCTGACATGGATACCAAAGAACTTCGTGAAGTTGTTTTGGAAGCATTAGAGTCTGCTTTTGGAACTAGACTACCAAAAGATATCCATTTGCAAATTTCAGAAGTTGCGTCTGGAACTATTCATTGACAATAATTGAATAATAGTCTATTATAAAACAATAGGAGATCAACAATGACTAAGACAGTATCAAAGATCAGTGATAAGCTTACTAAGGTAAACGAATCATTTACTATCAACATGTATGACAATGGATATATGGTTGAGGTTGGAGGACGCGATTCCAGTGATGAATGGAAGACAGCGAAGATTATGGTAGCTTCAACTGCTGATTTGTTGAATATCATTAGCGATGTTGTTAACATGACGCGAGCAGATTAACATGGATTATTGGCTTTCAAAAGCAAGCGAAACTGAAGCTCATCTTGATCAACTACGTGTAGAATTTGAAGAAGCTACTAGAGCTTATAAGAGTCGAATTGAAGAACTTGAACGCACATTATTGGAAGCTAATTTAAATGCACAATCAAGAGGAGTTACCAATGAGAATCTTCAATGAACTATATTTTAGAAATTTGTTGAATACACTTTTCTATCTGCTTGTTGGTGCCAGTAGCACAATGGGTAATCATATTCTAATCAATTTTCTACTAGATAATAACACAATCTCAATTGCAGTATCTGTTGGGTGGGCATTAGTGTTGATTATGATCTATAGTGATACAATTGCACGAAAGGAAAATCAGTATTTGCTGCTTGCACAAAGCTTTGACTTTCATCGAACGCTACGAGCAGATAATCGAATCGGAGCGTTAGTGCCTGTAGTAACAGTTCCTGCCCCAATTGTTGAGCCAGAACCTCTTCCAGAGAAGAAGCCAGAGTTTAGTAAGATCGAAATCGTACATACTATGGATAAGCCCATGGATCCTTCTAAGGAGAAGAATGCATGATTACCAAACAGGAAATGGAACGAGTGTGGAACGAAGAGCAGCCAGGGTGGCTTAAGGATCATATTAAGGCTACTAAAGGTAAGAAAGAATTTACTCTTGTTGCCCGTCCATATCGTAGGGTAGCTCTTGATCCAATCGAAGTTAAGGTATATGCTAAGACGGCACAGGCTGCAATGAAAAATAATTCATGGGAAGTTAGTAAAGCTGTTCAGAAGGCTTATCCTTACAAGGAAAATCCTGACATTGGTTGGACTACCGGAGTAAAAGCTGATGCCAAAGTTTCGTAAGAAGCCAGTTGTAATTGAAGCAATTGAATTTGTTTATAGCACAGAAGGTATCGAGCAGCTACACGAATTTTGCGGAGATGCTGTACTAATCACTGTTACTAAAGCTAGACATCCAGATGCCAAAGGTGAAGCACATATTCGCACGTTGGAAGATGGAAGAGAAGCACAGGTCCAGCATATTGCTACCGAAGGCGATTGGATCATCAAAGGTGTTCAAGGAGAATTTTATGCTTGCAAGCCCTCGATCTTCAAAGCTACCTACGAACAAGTGGATTGATGCCAGTCCTTGGAGTTCAGTAGAAGAATTCGAAAAGGAATTAGAAACCGTATGGGAAGATATGAAGCGTCAAGGTTTAGAAAAAAAGATCTTGACACTGCGTGAAGATGGTGCTATAATTGGTAGAGGGCATCCAGACAAATGGTTTGATGCTGTAAAGTAAATAACTTAGGAAATCAAATGGTTTATACTATTGTTGAAAAAGATAATATGGAAGCATTGGTAGAAGCAGTTCAAAAGATGATTAATAATGGGTGGCGACCACTGGGCGGCGTTGTTATTGATCGTAAGCACTGGTATCAAGCAATGGTTCGAAATTAAAAGTTTTGGGGGCGGGTGTTGGTACACGGGAGGGTGTTGGTATAAATACTTAAAAGGAATACCAACATGTTTTTGTGTAAACACTGTGGCAAAGAATTTACTACTGGAAGAGGTCTTGGGGGTCATACTTTTAGACTTCATACAGAAAAAGGTAAAGAAGCATCTAAAAAAGGACGTGAGGCGGCCGCTATAGTTAATAAAGGAAATAAACACGGGTTAGGATATAAACATTCTACTGAGATGAAAGAATATCTATCAGAAGTTAGAGTTAATCATTTACATAAAAGAAAATTCTTTAGTAAGCCAGAACTTTATAAAGGTGTTTATTTAGATAGTTCATATGAGTCTGCGGTAGCAAGAAGTTTAGATGAAAATGAAATAAAATGGATTAGACCAAAATCATTAAAATATCATGATGGTACTCAATTTAGAAGATATGTTCCGGATTTTTATCTAATAGATTATAATATATATTTAGATCCAAAAAATGATTGGTTAATAAAAAAAGATGAACGCAAAATTTCATTGACAGCAGAACAAAATAATGTTAGAATATTGATACTAAACAAATACCAACTTAGTTGGTCAGAGATACGAAAGGTCCTATAGTTTAATGGTAAAACACCCCGCTTATAACGGGCACCGTCTCCAGATTAGAGAGCGATACAGGTTCAAATCCTGTTAGGACCACCATAATAATGCGGGGTTAGCTCAATTGGTAGAGCCTGTCGCTCATAACGGCCTGGTTGGGGGATCGTGACCCTCACCCCGCACCATACACAACAGAGGAAAAAGCAATGCTAGTTAAGCTTACAAATGCAGCAGAAGAACATAAGGGCAACGAGCTCTACTTACATGCCAATTGGATTGTTAGTGTATTTCAAATTGCCACAGAGCAGGGTGGCAGTCTTAGTACTGTAATCTACGGTGGTCCACAAGGTACTAGTTGGAATGTAGAAGAAAGTCCTGCACAAATTCAAAAACTAATCAACACATTGGGATAACATAACATGGCTAAAGAAATTGATCCACGAGACTACCTAGCAGAATTTCTTGCTGCCGGAAAAGAAGTTACACAAGTTCCAATTGGTCATCGCAGTGATCCTGAAACAATTATGAAATTTATGGGCGGACGTCCTAAGAAAGTTGTTGAACCCGCAAAGCCTGTTGTTGAGAAGAAGGTAAAGAAATGATCCGAGAAGAAATTGCAGCCACACTTGCTAATGGCATTCATAATGTTCGTTTTACTAAAGTAGATGGTACTGAACGAACTATGCCCTGCACATTAGATTCTACTCTACTGCCAGTAGTAGAGCTAATTGAGTCTGACGAGAAGAAGGTTTCTCGTAAACTAAATCTAGATACTATGCGTGTATATGTCACTGACATTAATGAATGGCGTAGTTTCCGTATTGAAAATGTAATTGAAATCACTAAAGTAGGAGAAGATAAGTGAGTAATTATATCGGACGTACAGTTCCAAATGTAACTTTTAAAACTCGTGTTCGCGACGAATCAATTGAAGGCCCAAATCCTTTTCGTTGGGAAGATAAAATCTCAGATGATTACTTTAAGGACAAGCGGGTTATTCTGTTTAGCCTTCCTGGAGCATTTACGCCAACTTGTTCAACGTATCAGTTACCAGGATTTGAGAATAACTTTGAAGAGTTTAAGTCGCTTGGTATCGACGAAATCTATTGCATGTCAGTGAACGATGCTTTCGTTATGAACGCTTGGGCAAAGGATCAAAACATTAATAACGTCAAGGTCATCCCAGATGGAAATGGACATTTTACGCAAGGTCTTGGTATGCTTGTGGGCAAGTATAATCTAGGATTTGGTAAGCGTAGTTGGCGGTATGCTGCTATTATTAACGATGGCACAATTGAAGCTTGGTTTGAAGAGCCAGGATATCGCAGCGAAGCTAATGATGATCCATATGGCGAAAGTTCACCTGAGAATTTGCTAAAGCATCTTAAAGGTTAATCCTACAGTGCCTCATTAGCAATAATGGGGCATCTTTCTATCACATAGTCCCTCATCAGAATTCTTGAAGGTTGGCTGCACCCCGACATTGCAGACTTGTGGACACCGTTTGGCTAACGATAGGCTAAATGATTGCGGCTCTGAGAAAAAGCATCCGCATAGCATCACTAATTTGATTGATAAGGTCAGTGATGTTTCCGTTGAATATCAGCTGGAGTAAAGGGGTACAGGTCAACCGCCCCGCTTGTATATTACACCCGTAGAAAACAAGTTCCTTTATCATAATGTCGGAGAACTCAACAGAAGTTTCTTTGTCACTGGTCCCAAAAAGGGATCAGTATGACATCTAATCTAACAGAAATTAATAAAAGAAGAATAATAGTCGAAGATATAAACAGTGAGCGTATGCGAACTGTCTTATATCAGAAGACTAGCTGCTGCCAAGCAGCTTTAATAATTGATCTTTATCCCAAGTAGTCCTGACAATATGTCTTTGAATTTTGAGAGATCAAATGCATAGTATTCTCCATTAATGAGAACTTCATTACCTGAAGCAAGTGCTTCATTAAAGTTCTTATTAGTTGGTTCGATATTGTATTTGATGTGATGATAATCGATCATATTATCAAGTGTGATCTTCTTTAATGCAGTAGCAGGATATTTGGCATCTCTAAGATATTTTATAGATGCTTCATACCCTTCAAATTGTAGAACTTCTTGCCATTCATACCCTGAAGCATCACTAGACATTTTACCTGCTTCTACTAATTTATCGACGTTATCAATAATCAAATCAATAGCAGCTTCTTTATATAAGGGTGATACATCGTCGATTACCATGTCAGGCTCCTGCACTGCCCAACTGAATTGAAATCCATTTTTTGGGATGATGATATACAAGTTGCCGTAACTACTTGCTTGATCGCTATCGCTTGTAGTAAAGATACTATTACTACGCAAAGCACTGATACCCATCTTTTGTAGAGCATAGTCGAATATTTTTTGTCCTTCTTCAGTACTATTCAATACATTTCGTTCAGACCAACTTCTACCAACATAAGCAGGAGCATTGGATTTGCCTTTCTTAACACCTCTGAACAATATCTTGCCAGTTGCTTTAAATGCTTTTAATGCCTGACTACATTCTTTCTGTATAGTTTGTACAAGTGGGCCAAATGATTTTGCTTGAGATGCTACAGCGGTAGCTGTTGCTTGTTCAACTTGAGCACGAAGTTTTGCTTCTTCAGCATCTAACATAGCATGAAACTCGGCCATCTTTGCAGTTAGTTCTTTATTTGCAAAAGTTGTTGGAGCAATGCCTAAAGGTCCAGCCATGCGTTGAGCAGATTCTAATTTATCAAGCTCTTCTTTCATTGATTCAATTTTTGCTATCTTTAACTTAACAACCTTAACATCAAGCTTCTGTTTCTCACCTGGCTGTAATGTCATCTTAGGTGCTTTTACGGGTGCTTTAGCCATTGGTATTACCTTGTGTTCTTGCTGCTCGCTGTTGCTTAATCCATTCTGCTGCTGCTGGGCGACGAGGAGGAGCAGCAAGCCACGCTCTCATTGCCTTATCAACATATCCAATATTAGGAGTTTCATTATTATCAATGATATAGAACTGCTGTCCAAATGTTCCTTGTAGCTTACCTAGTCCATTCTGAACCTGCTGCCAAGTTGAACGAACAAACTCGTCATCTACTACACGACCTTGATCTTTTCCGGGAGTTCCTGCACGGTGTACAGTTCTCTGTAATGCTGTTTCCAATGAGGTATTAACAAAGATCATAGCACAATCATACCCCATGCTTTCAAGATGAGCTTTAACGTCAGCCATCTTCTCGGGATTGCGAGCTGTACCATCTATTAATAGACCTAAACGACCAGCAAGGTAATTGCCTTCCTGTTTCTTATACAACTGCCAAAACTTTTCGTAATCACCCTCTTTGCCCATTTGGTTATACAACTGCCAAAAAGTATCGACATTAAGACTCTTTAATCCTGACCCGCCAAACAACTTGTTGGCAATGGTGCTTTTACCAGCACCCGGAGCCCCTGCCATAAACACTGCTTTAAAGATATTTTGATCGAATAATCCTTCTGGAATTGCTTGGAAAAGTTCAAATACTCTCATTCTTATAACCCTATGCCTAATTTTTTAGATAGATATTCGCCATACATATTATATTTTAATGCGTAGTATTGACCATTAATATAAATTTCTACACCTTGATTAATAGCAACTGCAAGGTCTTTATTCCGTGGGTGAAACTCTTCATAAAACACTTTTGGATCATTGCTGGTTACCCATTCATTACCTAAGGTGCCTTCTGATTCAGGATTCAATGATAAATCCGTAAAAGAAGTGTATGTGTAATTGAATCCATTAATTGGAAAAATAATGTAAGGTGTTCCAAAATAACTGGCTGTTTTAACAGCAGATGTGACAAATATGCTGTTACTTCTTAATGCTTTGAATCCTAATGCTTTTAACATGCTGTCAAAACGTCTGCTGAGTTTATCATCACTATCCACTGGAATTCTATTTTCCCAACTTCTGCCTCTGACAATAGGTTGACCACTATTAAACCCACGATACATAAATCTGCCGCCATTTTTACAAGCAGCAATTGATTCACTACAATTTGGAACGATGGCTTTTTCCCAAAGTTGTTCAAACTTCTCAACATTGTATCCAATTATTTCAGGACCAATATTTCTTTTTTGACCAGGTTCAATTTCACTCAGACGCATGTGATATTTATTCGTAATAAGTATTGACAGTTCATAAGTATTCCTGTACTATAATAATATGCGCCAGTAGCCCAACAGGTCAGAGGCAAAGGGCTTAAAACCCTTACAGTGTCGGTTCGAATCCGACTTGGCGTACAAAAAGGATTTAGTATGGATTTCAAACCTTTTTCAATTCACGTAGGTTACGATACAAGAGTAACTGAATATGAAATTGGCAAGAGAGGTAAAGGCCCCACTGATGCTGTTATCAATTGGTTAGCAGAATCAAATATCAAATGGCATTTTGAATGGCAATATCCAGAAGCAACTGATCCAGGTAGTGTATTTTCAATAATGGAATTTGTTGAAATAGTTAATCAACATCAGAAAAAAAGTGGCGGCATCTTCTATTTTGACAATGAAGAAGATAAGCTGCTATTCTGTTTGAAATGGCTTACTACTAGTATAGAAGAACCTTTAATGTGGCATCCAGTATAGGAACTTAAATGGACTTTCGCAAAGCAATTCATAATCATCTACCTTGGGCAATTATTGCCATTTGTATAATGGAAATCATGCTTAATTGGTCACGCTCATCAGAAGCATTTGCTTGGATTATTGCTACTGTTGGGTGGCTTGCATATAAAATCGAAACATAAGAATTTTCGACTTTGATGTTGACAGACAAACTTAAAAATGAAAACTGTAAAATTAAAACTGTATAAACAACTTCATCAAAGTCGGAATACTTAATGGAAAAAAGTCATTTTATCGTTGTTACCGCTGAATTCGATAAAGATATTATTGGATTATTAATTCAAGATTACAATTGGTGGTTTCAAAATGAAAAAGAAATCGAGCAATGGTGTCGAGACATAATGGGTAAAAATTATGAAAGACAAGGCATAATCATTAATTTTACTAATACAGAAGACAGGCTTCAATTTTTACTTCGTTGGGGATCATGAAATATCGTTTAGAAGTTTTAACAGACCAAGTTACCAGTGACGGATTTCTTCCAAGAGTTCGTGTAATTGAAGATTATTCATCAGTTGATTTTCACCAGCAACATTATATCAATACCTTTGCTGATCTCAATGAAGATGAAGATAAACAACCTATTATGCAAATGGCTGAGTGGTGCGAAGAGAATGAGTGCGGTTACCGTACAAGTTATGACACGTTTAAGTTTCGCAATCGAGATCAATTAACAATGTTTATCCTGAGGTGGTCGTGACTGAATATGATGTCATTTTGACTACTGACAAAAAAGACATTCATGAAGGCAAATTGAATATGCTATTGATGCCACGATCAATTCATATTCAAAAAAACAATGCTTATCTCACTGAGATATACATTCCTGAAATTATGATGCATCCGCCTATATACACCATTTGGAAAATGGAAACAGCTATGAAAGCAGAATATTCATATACACATGAATTGGAATATTGGCCTGGACCAACGAAGTCTAATAGCATTAGACAATGGGTTGAAGAGATGCGAATTTCATGCACACAGATTAATCGACTTTGGTATTTTAAAACTGATGAAGATCGACTACTGTTTATAATGGTTTGGGGATGACTAGACTAGCATTTTATTACCATGATTTGGATGGCAGAGGTCATGCCACTCAATTTTGGAAGAATTTCATGGCTCATATCCATACATATAAGAAAACTCCAGATGCAGTATGGGGCATGGCTTTTGTTATGTTAGAAGAATACAATGCTTATATCATTGAAGAAAATTATATCAAATTTGAAACTGAAGAAGATATGCTGTTGTTTATGTTGAGATGGGCATGATAATCAAATCTGGCATCGTGGAAGATATATTTAAAAATCCAGGACCATGGCATTATGCTGTGATCAATGATTATTATATCAACATTTTTGAAGTTGTAGATTGGTGTTTGGATAGCTTTGGTATCGACAGTTTCTATAATTGGTGTGTCAGTGCGGATAGAACTGCTTTCTTCTTCAAGAACCATGATGATTTCATCATGTTTGTATTGCGGTGGTCATGAAAATAGTTAAAACCAAAGTCCAAGCAAAGACTCGAAAACTCAGTGCCGAATGGACTTTTGAAGAATCTCAATATACTCAGCATCATATAAGTGATGAACTTGCTAAGATATTACAAGAAGAGATTGATAAAGAAATTGTCAATGAGCTTAAAGCACAACAATTAGTCAATGACGGATGGATTATGATTCCATTCACAGTTAAAATTTCAATTGATTGGTTCAGGGAAAACATACAAAACGAATATATTATGCTTAGTGAGGCAATGTATTTTAAAAGTCATGACGATGCTGTGTTATACTCATTGACATGGTCAGGACAGGATAAGGAATATGGTTGAAGTAAGCGATGAAAACTTAATTAGAATATTATCTGGAGAGAAGATGTTGATGAATTGGAAGTGTCGCATTGGCTGGCATCGTTGGACTACGTGGACACATGATCAAAAGACTCTGAATCCAATCAACTTTGAAATGAATGGAACTGGCTTCATGCATAGTCATTGTGTAGACTGTAACATGAAGAGAGTAGAACGACCAGTAAGCAAGACAATTGCTATTCCATCATGAAATTAGCACTAATGAGCGATGCGTGGCAGATGATATATCGCAATCTGCGTGCCGAACTTTATAGGGTTAGACTTGGTGGACCTGACAGTAGACAAGAGCTTCAAGAGTTCTTTAAAGGCTATGGAGTTATAATAAAGACTGATACAGATGGCCGCTGGGAAGAAGTTGAGATTGTGTTAGATGATGAAGAGCTTACTATATTCTTGTTGACTTGGGCATGACAGCAAGAACATCAAAAGCATATCGTGTGCCTAGGAAAAGACCTTTGAAACGAACATGGGAATATAGTCCAGCTATACGTACATTTTTTTGGAATCGCGATCATTATAGTCGTATGCTCAATCATAATTTAGAAACTGATGAAGAATTAGTAGCATGGTGCGAAGAATATTCCTGTAATGTATATCAAAATTGGGTTGAATGTCCAGACGATGAAACTGTAACAATGTTTATACTGAGGTGGTCATAATGGATAATTGGACTTGTATCGTTGTTAGAAATTGGCAAGAAGTTGAATCTAGCTGGTGCCTTGAAAACCTTGAAGGGCAGTGGGTTTCTATGGGAAATTACTGGTATTTTGAACGGGAAGAAGACATAACAATATTCGCATTGAGGTGGTTATGAAAGAGATTCCATTTCATCTTTTAGTAGAGGATAAGAACCCTAAGTATGGTGTACACTATCTTGGACTCTATGAATATTGGGAAAATTTCTTGAGGGCAGTTCATAATGAAGCAAATGGTGATATGAAACAAAGAGCTCATCTCTTTGAAGAGTGGAAAAAGGAATGGAAAGTTAATTCTAACGCCAAGACAGGAATGTTGGAATTTGATACTGAAGAAGATGCCATTATGTTTATATTGAGGTGGTCATGAGCAGATATGTAATACTACACAAACTTACACGTGGATTTAGAGATTGGGAATATAGAGGAAGCTATGTTGAGAGTAGCCGTGAAACGGTTCCTACTATGAATGCAGAATTTAGTGATTGGTATAGAGAAAACCAACATCTTATTAAGACAGTTCATAGTCATAGAATGGTAGAAATGGATAGGACTGAAATAGCTTTTGAATTCCATAATGAGGAAGATGCACTACTTTGTATGCTAACTTTCAGTTGACAAAAAATTGGTTTCATATATACTAATAATATGAAAAGAACTCAATTCTACTTCGCATATGGTGCAAATACCAATCTTGACTCAATGGCTCAGCGTTGCCCCGGAGCCCGTTCTATTGGCCCTGGACAGTTGGAAGGCTACAAGTTTGTTTTTAGACAACATGCAGATGTTGAACTAGCCAATCCAGGAGACCAAGTGGATGGCGTAGTTTGGATGATTGATGACGATCATCTCGACAGTTTGGATAGCTTCGAAGGCTTCCCAAATTATTACCTACGCTGCAAAGCTTGGGTTCACAGTAATGAGATTGGCTGGGTAAAGGCTTGGATTTATACAATGGGCGATCAAGATTATTTGTCCGAACCTCGTGAAGAGTATGTGCGTATGTGTCGCGAAGGGTACGAGCAAAATCGAGTAAGTACAAAACAAATTGACGAAGCATTAACACAAGTGAGATCATTCAATGAAGATGTGGATTATAGATAAATGGAACGACTTTAAATGGTGGTATGTTGACAATCCTTACACAAAAATTTGGAAAGGCATTAAAGATAGAGTTGATGCTTTTGTTTTTTGTAGTATGTTGTTAATTGTTGGGGTATGTAGTCCAAAAACATTGCGTAAGTTAATGATAGATTCATTGAGGGATACAAAGTGAATAAAAGACTTGAATGGTCTATGGAATGGGGTAGCACTGCTCTGCTTCTAGTTGGAGTAGTTTTTACTTCACTGAATATATTCCCACTTAATCTTTGGATTTGTCTAGCTGCTAATATTGGTTGGACAGTTATGGGTATTGTGTGGAAGAAGTGGAGTCTGTTGATCGTTCAAGCAGTTGTCAGTGCTATATATATTTTTGGTATGACAAAGTATTATTTCTTTTAGATATTGCCCCTATTAATGTTGAGTCTAGCTAACTCAATGTTTTGCTTGGTGTATCGCATATTCGGTCGCTCGAAGATAATAACGGCATACACAGCAATAGGGCCACCTGGCTTACTTGACAGCGAACGAAGATAGTAAGTTATGGCGGTGGGCGCTGTCTCCGGAGCAGCAGGTGTCTAGGATGGGATATTCCTAGA